TTGGGAAATCCCTGGAAGGAGATGACCGGCCAACTGCCGAAGATGGCGTTGACCTTCTTGGCCACGTCAACCATGATAGTCGAGAAGACAATGGGCAACGAAAGGTCGTTTAGGTAGTTGGCAATCTTGCCCGTGTAAATGCCATTGAAGGCGTCGTTCCAGCGCTGGGTTGCCTTGTAGCGGGATCGCACATAATCAAGCGAGCTCTGCTTGCGGTCAGTGACTAGCCGCAAAAGATCATGCGAACGTGGGTCCGCAGGATTAGGAAGATAGTTGTTGGTGCCAATCATGCGTAGTCCTTAAGTTCCGGCTTCTCCAATTGGATTTCTTCGCCATCTGCGCCCTTAATCCAACCGAGGTCCTGGATGTGATTGAATAGTTCACGAGTCAAATGCACATCGTTCAAGCAATAGTCAAATAACTTGCCCCAATGACCCTTAGCTGCAAGGGCAGTGGCGAATTCGCCATTGGAGTTTTTCTCCATCCCGATGGTGGCTTTCGCCACATCATCCAACTTATAGCCCTTGCGCCTTCCGTGAAGCGCCTTCCAAATCTCCGCAAGGATATCATACTGCGGAACCGTGATGTATCGGCCCGTCACGCCAAACACAACCTCGCAGTCAAAGTTGATAGTATTGTAGCCAATCAACAAGTCCGCACTGTTCAGGTGGTCCACTGCCTCGTCAAGATTGTGCTGATCATAAATGTGGTAACGGCCAGTGTTGGAATCCGAAATGACGAGCGCACTAATGCCACAATCGCCACGCCTAGCGGCGTCCCAGCCGCCAATGTGGTCACTGACGGGATCAAGGATTTCAAGGTCCCAACACAACAATTTGGTATTCATCAGATCCTTATGGCGGGCCGAGACACACCCTGCTCCGCGAAGGGAATGCGCACGGAGGAGGCGTCCGTGCCGTGCTCGGCCCGCCGGATTGGTTGACGGTCATACTCATCGTTGTCCATTGTATCACCATATGCCATCATGCGCGGCTTAAGGTGTTGCTCCCACGCACCAAACGGATACTCTTCCTTATCCGCCCGCAACTTGGGCAGCAATCCAGAGAAGAACTCCGGATTGAAAGTATCAGCAAAACAGTCCGCCAAGTCATTTGGATAGGCGTTAGGGTGGTTGCACAGCTGATAGCGTAGCGCACTAAGGTTAGTGGCGGCATGGTGGAATTTAACCTGGCCATTGACCACAAAGTGGATGGCATCAGCAATGCGGATTTCCTTCTTCTCTCCAATGTGCCGTTGGAACGTATAGAAGGTCGGCAGCTCCAGCCCAATGTCCGTGAAACGGTCACTTAGGTATTGCTGCCACAAACCGGCCTTGCCAGCCATCTCAGCCTCATCTGTGTAGGCAATGACCGGGAAACGCGCCGACCACAACTTGAACTGATCAATGACCATGTCGGCGTAGGTCTCGGCGCGGAAGTTGATGCCACTGATAGCATCCAACACAGTGCACACGCCTGGCTCGTTGTCGTGGTGCCCAATGACCACCAACGCTGACTCGGAGCCGCCGGCGACGCGCCTCTGGGACTTGAAAGCAGTGTCGCCATGAAAAGAGATGGTCATCTTGGGAAGTTGCTCAATGGGGGTGGTGACCACCATAGAATCGAACTGCTCTTCCACAAGGGGGCGAAGCTTGTGCGCGCGAGGCCGATTAAGGACTTGGCTGGCAAACTTGATGGGGTCGCGCATCTCATAGAGGCGCATTTCGTCTTCCGGCCACACCGTGGGAATGGCGGGCTTGTCGCCGGCCTTGTCTCGGCCGGACAGGAAGTAGACGTCCCATCGGCCGCCCTGTGTGGTCTGGTATTCCTGGAATTCCGTGTGGCCCGCAAGGGAGCGGATACCATCTGACTTGAAGGAGCGGCCAAAGGGATCGGCGTCGGAATAGCGAGTACCAACCAGAATGACAAGGCCGTTGCCTTCGACGACCGGGATGAGGTCGGTCATGTGGCTGTAGGCATACTCGTACCAGTTGACGTCCTTTTTGAGAGCGTCGTAGCTGACAAGGTCATCCATGCAGACGATGTCTGGGTGTCGGCCCGTGAGGGCGGCGTTGGGCGACCAGATGCCAAAACTGGCCTCAGAACGCTCCTGGGTGCGGGCGGCGTGAGTGATGGTGTCTGAGCGCCAGCGGTTGTTGTCGCCCTTCCAGGTTCCATAGAGCCAATTGAAGAGACTGTATTCGTCCGTGTTGCCCTCGAGCCACCGCTTGATGGTGCGCAGGAAGTCCTCAGCCAGCTCCAGCTTCTCGTTGCCGATGTAGGTGGAGAGGTTGGGGTCTTGCAGGTGCAGCCAAAGCATGCCTGCGCGCGTGATGAGCAGGGACTTGGCGCAGGCTCGGGGGATCAGGATGGCGAGGTACTTGCGGCGGTTGGCGGTGCCGCGCGTCGCGAGCCAGTCGAGGGCTTGTTGCTGGAACCAAGCACAGAGAGGTTTGTGGACCGGGTCGGACCACCACCGGCCCTTCTTGTTCTTGGGGTGCGTGAAGCCCAGGGCCAGCCGAGCAAACAGTTCAAAGTTGTCTCGGCAGGACTCGGCCAGTGTCTTGCGCTCTAGTTCTAGGTCCCAGCTCATTTCTTGAGGGCCTCGGTAAGGACTGCACGAACAAATGCGTTGATACCTTCGCTTGAGGATTCGCGGTGACCAGCGATGTTGATGGTTTC